ATCTTCCTTAGTCCCCATATCACGGAAACTAGTATTTGATACCGACTTTGCCTTAAACCCACCATCTAAAACTAGTACGCTAGATTTACCTGTACTAGGATTATACCTAATAGAAGTTTCTTCTTCGTAACGTTGTTTATGTTTTTTACTTAATAATTGGTTAGTTTCAATAACTAAACCAAGTACAGCTCCATTATCATAGAACTTTTCTTTAAAGGTTGCTAACTTACGTAGACGTTTGATACTAGCTAGTGAAGAAGCTAGACGACTATATCCGCTAGTCATAACTGTATTTGCATAGTATGCGTTATCTTTAATAAAGATAATTTGGTCTGGACGATAATCATCCTTACCAGCAAATACAAACTTATTAATAAACTTTTTCTTGTCCATAACTACTTCCATCTGGGATGCTGGTAGCGGGTATAAACCTGCGCCGTCCCAGAAGATGTAGGCTGCTCCTTCCATAATTAAGTCCATAAAGACTAGGCGACGGAATAAGTTTACATCCATATATGGATTTGGTTGAACATTTAAAAGTTTTTGTAGTTGATCCTTTCGTACACCCGTACCATGCGATATTACACCAGCATGTTTTTCCTTTACGTCATATGTAACTTCAGAGCAAGAATCAACAAACATGTTAACCGCTCTGTTTACAAACTCTACCTCACGGTAAGCTTGTGATATGGTATAAGGATCACTAGTAGTACGTTTACCACCGGGATCACTATTTTTTATTCTTTCTTGTGATGGATTTAGTTTCTCTACTATTGAGTGCCAAAGTCCCATTATTACCTCGTTATGAAATTACTTAGTGGTTGTGAATCGGTACAAAATTGGGTTAGACTAGAGGGTAGTGATACTATTAAAGCACCCTCGGTTCCACTAGCTACTTTTTCTCTTTGACGCTCAACCCAGATTTCTTGTTTTTTTGCGGTATTTAGAGCAGGCTCTTTACCATATAATTTATGCAGTAACTTATGATGACTAGCACAAAGGGTTACAGCTTCCTCAACCATCTCACGCCACTTCTCTTTTAAAAATGGTTCTCGCATAGCAAGAATATCTTCTTTAGTATCCACAGATATTCCGTGTTGTTTGACGTAGTTGTTAACGGTCAAGGAAACCGTATTATAGTGATGGAACTCCAGTTCGTGTTCCACACCACATATTGCACATTTTGTATCTTTTGCATAATGGCTTTTAGCTAAGTCCCTAATCCACTTGATAACACTTCTAGTGTTTGTTGCCATGTATTTGTTCCTCTAACTTAGAATCTATTATAAAGTAATATTTAGATTTGTAAAGTAATATTTATAATACAACCATACCAGAACTAACTAGTATGGTTGTACTTTTACAAGTATTAAATCACTCAATATTATATTGTGCAGTAAATTCTTTAGCCTCTTCCCAAGTAACTAGCATAGGAGTATTTCCTCCTAAACCATACGTAGGAGTATAACCTAGGGAGTCTAATTGTGCTATAAACTCCTCTACGTTATCTTTATGAAAATTAACTAATCGATAGTCGCCATATATAGCTGCACTAGGCCAAGTTGTCTTAGCTATCTCATTAGCCTGATAACCCTCCTCAGATAATATAACAAATATATACATACCAGAATTAACCCAAGTATCTAATTGTATCATAATGCTACCCACCCCGCTGGATTATAATTAACTATCGTAGCGTTGATGCTTCCAGCAGTAGCAAGCTGGTTAGCACCAGCAGATTTATTATTTAATGGTATATTATTAGATATAACTCCTGATTTAATTACTTCAAATCCAAATAATCCCCATATTGATAATTCTCCAGATCCACGACTTCCTATTGTAGCCAATGAGCTGGTAGATGTTGGAGTTATTTCTAATGTATGCCACCCTGAAGTCGGTATTGCTGTTCCTGTTGATATAGCTATACCATCAAGTTTAGCGGTACAGCTATTAAGTCTAAATGTGTTTCCAGAAGCATTAGAGTCAACTCTCGTTGCATAATCTGCTGACTCTATAAACTTTCGATACGCCCCAAAAAAAGACGGCACACCTAAAAATTTAATCTTTATTACTGTATTGGCATCAAAAGGTATTTGGTTGCTCAACTTGTGGTATTGAGCCACACCGTCTAATTGGTATACATAACTCGTCACACCTAAAATTGCGGCACTAGAAGTAATTATAGTGCCAACACTATCAGTCACAGTAACCGTAATCGATGCATTTTTATCCGTAGTAGCAGCTACAAAAGATAGTGAATCACTATTAGTACCTACGTTAATACCATTCTTCTTCCACTGATAAGTATATGGTCCTACCCCCCCTAAAATAACACAACTAAAGGTAGCTAGGGAATACTGGTCAACTGCTTTACTTTGTGGTTGAGAAGTAAAGGATAATTGACCTGAGCTTAGTAGTTGAGCAATATAGGTACTAAGTCTAGTAAGTGCTAAGTTAGTAAGAGGAGGTACTACACCACCACCTCTAATTAGTATACTCATTAAGCCACCTCTACATGTGCGTCAGTAGCCCCATTAATAGCTTTAACCCAGACTTCTGACGAGCCCGCTTCTATATAAGCAATAAAGCCTATATCTGTAGGGACTAAACGTCTAGCCTTAGTAGTAGCAGCAGGCTTAGTAGCTCCAACATTAATGGCTAGCACTGAGTCTCCTTGATTTTGTATTGTTATTGCAGTTCCCACAGGCGTGCCTGTGAGTGCATTCAATGAGTAGTACTGGTCACCGTAAACTGGTACTGCATTAATTGTATCTGCCATGTTATAATTTCTCCTAAGAATTATCTATTGTGTGTATAAATTGCGTATCTCACGGCATCTGCCATATGAGAGTATTCATTGTGTAAAGGACGTTCTGAAGTTAAGCCTTCTTTATCATCCCATCTATAGTTCATAAACATACTAATAGTCTTAGTACACTTATGCCATACTTTTATCTTACCTGCATGTATTAATGATGCTAAGTGTCCAATCCCCTCGGACTGAGCTTTATTAGCTTTCGCACTAGATATATCATAATCGTAAGCTAAGTCAGCAATAAACTGAGCAGCCGCCGAGTCAACGAATATATAGTGAGGATCAAATCTATCTTCGAACTGTCTAATAAACTTAGCGTGAACAGAAGTCTGAGCACCTGCTTCTTCATACTCATCTAGAATATAGTAGCAGTCAGATTCGTCATCATACTTAATACCTGTCATGGCAGTTGGGTCACGATAACCTGGGTCAATACCTAGGATACCCTCACAATCTTCCGAAACCATTAAGCGGCCATATAAGTCCTCATCATTGAATACATGTTCCTCGTAATCGAATGATTCGTAAATTTGACCCTCAAACGTTGCAAAGTCAGCTTCGTATTCTTGTTTAAAGAATGCAGGGCTATTATTAGCACGTGCTTCATCAATATCTTCCTTACTAGCACGAGGGTTATCACGGTAAGTACCATGTAATGAACACCACTTAGATAACAAGGGATCACTACTAAACCCACGACGGTAGAACTCTTGGAACCAGTTAGCACCTCGAGGTGTTGAAATAAACAAAGCTTTAGAGTTAGGTTTATCAAGTGTAGGGCGTAACTGAATTGAGAAAGCATCCCCACCCTTAGGTGAGATAGCCGCTTCGTCAAATATAATAAAGTCGTAAGAACGACCACCAGCGGAGTCAGCATTACCAGCAGAAGCTAGTTTAATAAGAGTACCATTAGATAACTCAATCTCTTTATCCTTGGCGTTTTCTTTCTCTGTTTCTAAACCATACTTACGTATAAGTCCTTTGATATGTGTCCAACCAATATTCGCTAGCGAGTAGTTGGGGCACACAACTAGTACTTTTACATTAGGCTCTAAAGCTTTTAAGAATCCTAAAGTATAGGCGATGAAAGATTTTCCGACACGCCTAGAAACGCAGCCGACCACGAAGCGTATGTTAGGATCGTTCAACGCATTAATGATAGCTATTTGTGGCTCGTTGGGGATAATTCCTTCCTGCAACATCATATTTTCGACAGGCAATTTGAAAAATCTTTCCCCGACAGGGTAGTTGGTTATGCTAGTACGTGAAATAAAATCTCTAGAGAGTTCCATTTAATTTCCTTTGGCTAGGGAGGCTAGAAGATTGTCGTAGTTGCTGCCGCCATTAAGGTTAACTTGTACGTTATTCTGACGACCTATGGTAGGGGACTTAGCTTCGTGTAGTTACTTTTCCATTTTCATCTCTGCCATTTTCATGTTATGATACTTAACCATTAGTTCTAAAATATCTGCATCTGTAGTAGTACCAGTTTCTTCCATTTCTTCTAACTTACGGTTAATAATCTCGTCTAAGGCACCAAACATGCGGTGTCTATTTCTGAAGCCTGTCTCCATGAATACTGCGTTAGTATACGAACGGACTTCTGGTGTTCTTAATAATCTACGAACTTCTTGTTCATCAATCTTTAAAGCTAGAGCTGTTTTCTTAGCATCTTGGCCATTGGTTAGGTATGTGTCTGCAATTAATAATCCCTGGGACTAATAGTCTCTGGGAGCAACGCGTCATCATACTCTACTAGTTTATCTTGGGTAGACATATACTTTCCTCTTAGATGTGTGTTAATAATAGGGTTATTATAACGTTATTATTAATATATGTAAAGATTAATTTTCTACCTCGGATGCAAGTAAGGTACTAGCCAAGTATTTTTAAATTAAAAAATTAAGAATTGTATTTGGAGTCTTTTAGATTAGTAGTCTCTTTGGGAGTGGAGGGGTGCGGGGAGTATAGGAAGTAAAGGGAGTATAGGAAGTTGGGAAGTAAAGGGAGTATAGGGAGTTAGGGGAATTATGCATAGTTATGGGAATTATGTATAGTTATGGGAATTATGCATAGTTGGGGAATTATGCATAGTTGCTTTCAGGGAACCGCTTAGTTGCTCTTAGAGGCGGCCTAAGCCATTTCCTCTAATTTTTCATAGTAGTTACATGAAAAGGGGTGGGGCCTGGGTCAAATGAGAATGAGTCTCATTACCGCCCCCACCCTAAATGCGAATGATTATCATTTGTTCCTGGCTTATCATATGCGAATGATTCTCATTTGATATTGATTATCATTTGTACATAATAAAAATGCCCTTACTATATATTAGTAAGGGCTAATGCTCTAACAGGGGGATAATGCAATGCTAACATATTGCACTATATTAGCATTGATGCATATACTACCAGCATTGCGCTTAGGCTGCTCTGCTGTCAAATTCAATTACCTGATGAATAGCGCTCATTTCCCCGTCCAGATAACCCGCGTCTAATCCTTGCACAAATCCTTCTTCAAATCCCATATCAAGAAAATCAGCCAGCATACTATTAACACTAATTGCATCGTACACTTGAAAGCCAAACGATCGCGCCACCTTTAATACGCCTTTATGGTCATCGTATACAGTAAACGAGGCAAGAGGAAAACGGTTCTGTAAATGGTTAAACCAATGCCATTTGTAGTTTGCATCATTAAGATTATAAATCATTGATGCGGTTTCATTATCGAAGCGCTTGAATAATTGGTCACGACTGCAAGTATACGCGGTTTTTAATCCGTTCTTTCTTAGGTATATGTAATCACTCTTAATCATGCGCCTTGCAGTAACGATTACCACGGTTTCCCCTTGGGCTATGCGCGATTGCATAAGTTTAGCTAAGGGTAAAAGTGTGTCATTCATAATGTTAGCGTGTGTTTGGTTGTCGCGATATGCTGCTAAATCTAGGTTGCCATCATTATCGTAGGGGGTGCGATGGTCGCTATCTATAACGGTTCTGTCTAGGTCAAAAATTGTAATATGCTTTGGCTTAAATTGGCTCATTTTTTAATACTCCGTCATTACGGGGAAAAAGGGTTGCTTTGTTCCACGTGGAACAAAGCGGGTTAATTATTTAATTGTTGCTTCGATTTTTAAATCAATAACTAAGTTATCGCGGGTAAGCTTTTCGTCTAGGTTTTCAACGTCCATTAATTGACCACTAGATAAAATAACGCACACATGGGTGTCGTCAGTTATTAAAATCAATTCGTTTGTATGGCATTCATTAACCTGAAAAAATTGCCCTGTTTCAGGTTCGAATGATTCTGGGGTGTCTTTGGTAAACGTGATATTAACTTGTGACATTTGGGTAACTCCGTAAAAAGGGGG